GGTTTACAATATGAAGAATATCCACCAGCACATCAAGCTCATAATTTATATTGTCCACTTCACGAAAGAAACTATGGTAAACCCTATAGTGTCAAAAACTTCTTTGCTCGTAATAAACAGATTGCCATTCACTCAGAGTATGTTGTGGCATTTATACCAAGAGGGGTTGATTCGCCAGGTTCTTCGTCAACCATAAATTATGCTAAAAAATTTGGAAAAAAAACACTCGTTATTGATTAACTAGTATATTTATATATACAAGTTATAAACAACAGGAATGGGTTATGAAAAAAGATACTTTAACAAAGTTGACATCCGTTAAGATACTTAAATCCCTATATGAAGATTTTAAGTTTAGGACTGTCAACTCATCAATGAATTTACAGAAGTTAGTCAATCGTTCTATTCATCAATATATTCACGATAACTCTATACAAGAGCGTATAGAAACTTATGACAAACTTCATATAAGTGGGAGTAAGTTTTGATACAATTAAGAGAGGATATTATAGAAGCACTTGTAAAGAAATTTGAAGGTGAAATTTATGCACACAAAGTAAATGTAGAAATAATGCTTGAGAATACTGTTGGTGTTGGAGAACATTCTAACATAACAGAAACTATTGAACAGGAGTTAGAGATAATATCCACATTTGAAGATAAATTATCTGTATTAAAAAAATATTTTACAGATTCAAGTTATAATATGAATAAGAAGAAGGTTTTAAATGACTAAGAAGAAGATATTATTAATGTCCGATGACTTACGGATGCATAGTGGAGTTGCTACTGTATCTAAGGATATTGTGTTTGAGACATTGAATGAATATGATTGGGTTCAGATTGGTGGAGCTATAAAACATCCCGAAGAAGGTAAAATTATTGATATGTCAGCTGGATTAGAAGAATTTGGTATAAAAGATGGATACTTACGAATATATCCTGTTAATGGTTATGGTAATGAGGATATTTTGAGAGATGTCATAAATATGGAAAAACCAGATGCCATACTTCATTATACTGATCCTCGTTTTTGGATTTGGTTTTATAATATGGAGGCAGAAATTCGTAGAGATATACCAATATTTTATTACAATATTTGGGATGATTTACCAGATCCACAATATAATACAAATTATTATAAAAGTAGTGATTTGTTAATGGGTATATCTAAACAAACTTATGGTATTAATAAACGATTATTACCCGATTATGAAGATTGGCAAATTACTTATGTTCCACACGGAATATCAGAAAGAAGATTTCATAAAGTTGAAGATGATAACACCTCTTTACTAGATTTTGATGCAAAACATGGTTTATCAGAAAAAAAGTTTAAGATACTTTACAGTAATCGTAATATTAGAAGAAAACAACCAGGTGATGTATTATTAGCTTATAAATACTTTATGGATGAGTTAACTCCTGAACAAAGAGCAGAATGTGTGTTAATCTATCATTGTGCAGCAAGTGATGAAAATGGAACAGATTTACCAAGAGTACAAAAACATCTTATTCCCGATTATGATATTGTTTTTACTTATAATACAGAAAATAGACCATTCAATGATACTGAAATGAATCTGTTATTTAATTCAGCTGATGTTTACATTAATCTTGCTAGTAACGAGGGATTTGGTTTGGGTAGTTGTGAAGCACTTACTGTTGGAACACCAATAATCGTAAATGTTACTGGTGGATTACAAGATCAATGTGGGTTCAAAAAAGATGATAAGTTTCTAACACCAGATGATTATGTCGAGTTAGGTACTAATCACAGAGGGACTTACACAGAACATGGTGAGTGGGCTTTTCCTGTTTATCCATCCAGTATTTCATTACAAGGTTCTCCAATGACACCTTACATTTGGGATGATAGATGTCAGCCAGAAGATGCGGCTGTTCAGTTAAGAAAACTATATGATATGGGTAGAGATGAGAGAAAAAGACTTGGTTCATTAGGAACTCAATTTTGTAAAGAAAATCAAATGACATCAGAGGTTATGGGACAAAATTTTATTGATTCTATGAATGGTGCTTTTGATAATTGGAAACCACAACCAAAATATCATATGGAGGTAGTATGAAGCGGAATGTGTTAATGATTGCACCTTTTAATACTCGTAGTGGTTATGGTGACCACGCTCGTTCTCTTTTTTATTCTATCATGGATAGAGAAGATTTAGATATTAAATGCCTTGATGTTAAATGGGGTAACACTCCTAGAAATCATCTAAGATCAGAAGTTCCACGGCATAAAAAATTGTTAGATACTTTTGTAGAACAAGATAAAATACAAGGTCAACCAGATGTTCTTATTGATATTAGAATACCAAATGAGTTTGCTAATGGAGCAAAAGTCAATATTGGTATAACTGCTGGTGTAGAAACAGATGTGGTGTCGCCTGAATTTTTAGAAGGTATGAACAGAATGAATTTTAACATTGTTCCATCAAAGTTTACTGCTGATACATTCAACAAATGTACATACGATAAGATGCAAGACTTACCTAATGGTCAAAAACAAAAAGCTGGTGAAGTTAAAAATGAAAAACCAATATCGGTTTTGTTTGAAGGTGTAGATACCGATGTCTATTATCCTAAACAAAAACATGAGTTAGAGAAAGGTCTTTATGAAGAGTTAAATGAACTTATCAAAGAGGACTCCGCTTATCTTCATGTCGGACAATGGGGTACGGGTGGTTTTGGTGAAGATAGAAAAAATATTGGAGTGCTAATAAAATCGTTTTTAAAGGCATTTTCTAATATATCAAACCCACCAGCACTTGTTCTTAAAACTAATGGTGCTAATTTTAGTGTTCTTGATAGATATGATACTAAAAAGAAAATACAACAGGTCAAAGATATGTTTACAGGAGTTGACTTACCTAATATTTATTTAATACACGGTGACTTTACTATTGAAGAAATGTCAACACTTTACAACCATCCAAAAATTGGTGCTTTTATTACTTGTACACATGGTGAGGGTTTTGGAAGACCGATGTTAGAGGCTACTTGTTGTGACTTACCTGTGATTGCTACTAAGTGGAGTGGTCATCTAGACTTCCTTACAGATTCAGAGTCTATGTTGATTGATGGGTTTTTAAAACCTGTACCTAAATCTGTTATTTGGAAACCTATTATTGTTGAACCATCAAATTGGTTTGATGTAAATGAAGCCGATGTTGTTAGAAAGATTAGAACTTTTCATAAGAAAAGAAAACTAATACAAAAGAAAGCTACTCGTTTAGGTAAAAGAAATCGAAGAGAGTTTTCTCTAAAAGCTATGGCAGATAAGTTTAATGGGATTATCGATGATATATTGAAAAACATACCACAATCTGTTAATTTAACATTACCAAAGTTAAAAAAAACTAGTGAAAAAAACCCACAACCATCAAAAATAAAACTACCTAAACTTAAGAAGGTGACTTGATGTACGATGATTTCATGTTAAAAGTAAAGTGTCCCAATAATGGTTCAGAGTGTTCTATTGTTGGTGGTGAGGTGATGGAATCTATGGTTTTATTAGGTGACGGTGAACAGAATATGCAGTGTTTGGCTTGTGGATATGCTTCAAATAGTAATATGAAAACTAGTGTACAACCTTTACCTGAAGATTTTAAAGATGTCTGTGTGGAAACAGACAAAGGTAGGTTTTGGGCACCATCGGTATTTACAACAGAAAATTACAATGTTGTTCCTATGGTTGATGAGGGTGAATTAAAATGGAGAATATTTGCTCATACCGATCCTAAAACAGAAGTTGTAGTTCCATTATTTTCAGATGCCTTTAAAATGGTAGAGAAATTGGAGAAGTTAATTGGCCAAAAGATACAACAACAGACGGATAATTAAATCCATTCAAACATTACCTACTGGTAGATTATTACCTGGTATGATAGTTACATTTAACTACTCAGAGCAAGGTATAATGGATCCAAGACCTATTCTTCTTTTTTTACATGAAAATGGTAAAAATAAAACTATAGAAGGGTTGAATATGAATTATCTCAATCCTAGTAAGATGAAAAAGTTATTTCAGGTCATTGACTTCAAAAAGACAAAGGTAGAAGAAATAGAAAACTTAATTAATCTAACAGAAGATTACTTTCGTATTCAAATTTCTAATCCAAAGAAAAGGTCTGCTATGTCTACCAAAAGATTTTATTCTGATGTTGTGGTGTCTGATAGATTTTTTAAAGAGGCATATCGTTCATATAAACTTACTAAGTTGACATCTTTAAAAGTTGCACAAATAAATTTACAATATATTAAATGAAAATTAGTTATTCAATGTTGGTTCACAATGAAACCGATACTTTAGAAAAGTTATTAGAATTTTTAGTAAAGTATAAACAACCTCAAGATGAGATTGTTATACTAGATGATTATTCTGATAATGAAAAAACTAAGACTATATTAGATTATTATTCATCAGCGAAAGGTGTAATACTTGACCAAAGAAATCTGTTAGGTGACTTTGCTACGCAAAAAAATTATCTTAAAGGTATGTGTTCTGGTGATTATAGTTTTAATTTGGATGCCGATGAGGCAGTATCTCATTGGTTTATGAAAGATATTCATGAAATACTTGAGGGTAATGAGGTTGATTTAATATATACACCAAGAATAAATACGGTAGAGGGGATAACAGAACAACATATCAGAGGTTGGGGCTGGCAAGTAAACGAGAGAGGTTGGATAAATTATCCTGATTGGCAAGGTCGTATATTTCGTAATCGACCTAACATTCGTTGGGAAAGACCTGTTCACGAGATGATAGTGGGATTTCAAACTTATGCACATTTACCTATGGAGCAGAAGTATTCAATTATACATCCCAAGACAATACAGAAACAAGAACAACAAAATCAAAAATATTCTGAAATATTAAAGTGATTTTTTATAGAATTTTAGATAATAAACTTCATCCTCTTCACGAGACAGATAATCTTGGTTTTGAGAAATCAGAGGGTTTAAGAATACCTGATGAGTATTTGGATAAGCAAGAGTTTATGGTTATGAGAACTTGTGGGGGGACAGGTGATTGGGGAATTATATCTGCTATGCCTCGTTTATTAAAAGAAAAGTATCCCAACTGTAAGGTATATGTCCCATCTAAAAAACTTTTAAAAAGAATATTTGGTAAACATCATAACAATGTTCATATATCTTTTGATAATAATCCGTATGTAGATAGTTTTGTTGATGAATACGATGGTGAAGTGTTTCATGACCATTATCGTATCTATGATAAAGATAATGTAGATGTACCATTAGTAAAACAAATATTAAAATTTTGGCAATTTGAAGATGAAGAAATGATTGATTGTCAACCTGAAATGTATTGGACACCTGAA